AGACGCATCACTTGAATGCGCCTACTTTGTTGTCGCCGTAAATCGGCTAAACCCCGCTTTAGTGTAGCAAAATGAGTCTCACGCTTATTGACTTCGTTCGCCAGCTTGCGGACGACATGGTTCTTGCACCCATATACCGCAAAGGAGCGGTTATGCGCTCCGGTGCCTCTGCAAAAGGTAAGAATCCCCACGAAGACGCCCTCGATCGCAACCTCAACAAGCACGATGCTGCTCTGCTGATTGAGAAGAGCCCTAAAACCCTCACCGCTGTCGGTCTTTGGACTGGTATTCGCGGTAACGGCTACGTCATCCTCGACGTTGACCGCAACCTTTACTCACTCAAGAAGAAATGGGGTGATGCACTCCAGGGTGCTCCTGTCATCACCTCGACTAAGAAGAACGCTGCGAAGTACATCTTCCGCGTTCCAGAGGCCCTGTGGACCGATGTAGACGGCTTTGGGCTGTCAGAGGAGACAGGGAACTCCTACGAGGTGCTATGGGGCGGCCAGGGCTTCCGTCAGGGCCTCATATATGGCGCTTACCCAGGAAGCCTCGATGGCAAGGCCCCTGAGGGCTCCTACGGCTTTGTAGGCGATCCAGACAACATCCCCACCGCGCCGGATTTTCTCATCGCTGAGATGAAGGCGGCTAAGGCCAAGGAAGGTAAGCGTTTTATCAGTAAGCGCAGAGCGCTCGACGTCTCAGACCGCACTGAGGACGAGATTGCTGAAATCGTTATGGACTGTCTCAAACTCATTCCGCACAAGGGTGTTGGCTCCAATCAGCATTGGGTCAAGGTCGGCATGGCGATCCACAGTGTCCTCCCTGCTGATACAGGGCTGGTTTTGTGGTCGGAGTGGTCTGCCAAAGACCCTGAGTTCGCTGATGAGTGGAAAGAAGGCAACCCCTGCGAGAAGCGTTGGGACTCCTTTAAGCCCGGTGGTATCAGCCTCGGCACCCTCATCTGGATGGCTGACCAGGTGGACCCGAAGAGGGCAAGGTTCTCTAAGTCCAGTAAGTCAATCGTTGAGACGGCGGAGTCACGTATCCCTCAGCTTTACCGGGAATCCCTTCTCTCTTATGACGAGATCATCCGGCGCGGTATGGCGGCGTACCAGCTTGATGATGTAGCCCGCATGAATTACGAACTGCACACCATTTCCAAGGAGGCCGGTTACAAGGACCAAAGCGGTATTGAAAAGTTGCTGCTGGACCACATCACCCAACAAAACCGGGCAGACGGCCACACCATGGCAAATCGGAAGGCGACCAGCCGCGACTTCCTTATCCCAGGGCTTCTGCCGTATGCCTACACCGTGCTCTTCTTTGGTGAGGCTGGTTGCGGTAAATCAGCCACCGCAATGGTGCTGCTAAAGCACGTCGTTGATGGCATCCCGTTCCAGCTGAAGAACCATAAAGTGCCCGTTACGCAAGGGCCGGTCATCTATTTCAACGCTGACATGAGCTTGCATGACTTCTACGAGGAGTACGACCTGCATGAAATCAAGAACGGGCACGACTTCCATTTCCAGCCCGACTTCAACCTCTACCGCCAGGCGCAGTTTGTCAAAAAAATGAATGCCGTCAAACCGAGCATGATCGTCATTGACTCGCTTTCCAGCTGCAGCGGTGCTAAAGCCGGTGATGAGAACAAAGCAGAGTTTGCTCAGCCCCTCTACTGGCTGAACACCAATAACGGAGTTCTCTGGCCTGCTGCGACCATCATCGTTCTGCACCACGCGGCCAAAGCAGGGGGCGCGAGAGGCTCCAGTGCGATCACCGCTGCTGTGGGGGAGGTATGGAACATCGGGCGTCCCAGCAAGGACTCAAACCTCAGCAGCGATCAGCGTGTCATCACCATCGGGAAGAGCCGGATCAACCGTGAGGGAGAGTGCCTAGTTCAAACACAAAACGAAGATCTCACCGTGTCACTGGCGGAAATCGCAAAACCGGAAGAAATTCAAACACGCGCTGCATCGGTTGGGGAATCAATCATGATCCAGCTCCACGCATCCGGGGAATGGATGAGTCGGCAGGACATAAATAGCCATCAGTTCATCAAAGGCAGTGTTGCCGCGAAACGTAAGACGCTCCAGCGGTTAGAGAACCGTGGGTTGTTGATGGTTATGGAGCGTCCCAGTGCAAAGGGGAAGAATACAAAACTCTATAAAGCTCTCTCTACACGCGCGCACGGGGAGAGTATTGGAGTGTCCCATTTAGAGCAAACCCCTTGCAGTGACAGGGATGTTAAATGGGACACTCCCCCTGGAACGGAAAAGTGTCCCATTAAGAGCGGGGACGAGGGATCTAAATGGGACACCTCTACTAAAAACTCCGAGTGTCCCATTAAAGAATCCAGTGCTGACGAGGCTTTTTGCCTTAATGGGACAGTTTCAAACTCCCCCCGCGCGAGGGAAGAAGATGTCCATACAAAGGAAGAGCTAGAGACTCTCCGAAACAACGCCTGGAACTATTGGGGCATCCAAGACACCCCTGAGGTGCAGGTTCTGGATCACGATGAGGAGAAAAGGAAGCAAGCGGAGTCCTTCTTCGCTTCGGCACAAGCTCCCGATGAGCCCGTGGTGATCGACGTTCCAGTGAACCCTCCTACACTGGAGCGGGATTGAGCCCCCTTTTTTCAGGCTCCCGTTAAGCGTGTCAAACAAGATCGTCCTGCAGCAGTTGGCTGTACTGGTGGGCCAGGAAGACCCCATCTCTCAGGCCCTCATCGCAACGCTCCAGGAGCGGATGGAACGTCGAAAGGAGATCGACAGGCTTGACGGGGAACTAATGCAGCAGAAACAAGAGCTGGGAGCCTTACGCAACCAGCTCCTTTCTCAGCAGGAGGCCAAGAACGAACTACAGCGACAGTTCCAGGCTCTGACCATGAGCAAGGAGACTGTCAACGTCTATGACCTTGAGCAGCTGCTTAATGAAAGCTGGCACAAGGACCCAGAGGGCTACAAGAAGGTGGGTATAGAGCTTCGTAGGATTCGCATTGACCTGGGCTTGACCGAGATCCCTAAGGATCCAAAGAACGCCATTCCTGGGCAGCCCATGAATCGACAGCCGAGGGAGCACCATAAAGCTGTCGCCGTTGAGTTCTGCCGAAAGTACGGGTATAGGGTTCCAAACATCCTGCTGTGAACTCGCTGTTTTGGTCCTCACTGCTACAGTGCATGGGCCAAAAGGCACAACTTAAAAAGGATTAAGTAATGACGTTCCAGGCTCCCGTTTCAATCCCTGACAAGGTTCTCGACGCCTCCGAGAAGATCCAGCTGGCTGATTTGCTTGGTTCGCCTACCTTCCGCCACTGGATCGTTAGCGGGCTGAGCAATGCCGTCCAGTCTGCGCACCTCACCGATATGCAGGCTGATGATGACGATCAGTTCCTGCAGTTCCGTATCAACCAGATGGTGAACGCCATCCCCTATGAAGTGCGGCGTGAGTGCTTCAACGAGACAGGGCGCTTGATTCGGGAGCGGAAGAACGCTTACGCCTCTCGCGCTTCACGGGACTAATCAATGCCGGTGGCTGTTCCCTTGGGCAGCCACCCCTTTTTGATCAGCTCGTCCACGACGTCTTGCTGGGCCAAGTACAGGCGCAAGAACTTACAGGCGGTCTCTTGAACGTCTTTCAGGTTGTCCATGCCCTGGATGTCTCGCTTGAACCGCTCGTAGATGAACTCCCGTTTTGTGTCCATCACGCCTCCGGCGAACTATTACATTATGCTTCGCTTCGTCAAGACGGGTCACACTGGTGGTAAGCCGGGTGGACCAGTGGATTCAAAGACCACCATCACCTACTACGAACTAAAGCGCCCCCAAAGCTTTCTCGCCTTGGTGCGTTTCACGGCTTACAGCCCCGATGGAGGGGTGTTCCGGGTCTTTGAAGGGGTATATGAGGACGATCCAGAAGAGTTCTGCCGCTTAGAGCAGGACATCAAGACCGCGCTAAACGGTGGGATCGACGCCAGCATCCAAAGCGAGTACGAGCATGAAATCTTTCCGGTGATTTCCAGCTACCTCAACTAAGGTGCTACGCTACTGAGGTAGTTCAGGCGCCACCCATGCCTAAGCTTGTTTCCTACAGCTACAAGCGCGATTCCGATCTCCTAGAGATTCACGCCATCGTTGAAGATGCCGTTCAGGTTGCTCCAGCAACTGCTACGGAGCCGCCACAGTTTGGTTCCGCTCTCTGTAAAGCGGTACTACTCTGGTACGAACCGATCAGCCACGCCAACGCTCCAACAGGTGAAGAAATCGAGCGTATGCTCGCTTGGATCCCAAAGAACGACTGGTACGCAATTCCCCCCATCTTCTCGGACGATGAGTGACGCAATCAATCCAGGCCACTACCAAAGTGGTGATATTGAGTGCATCGATGCCATCAAAGCGCAGATGACACAAGATGAATTTCTTGGTTATTTGCGCGGCAACAACATAAAGTACCTGTGGCGCTACCGCCAAAAAGGTGGTGCTGAAGACCTACGTAAAGCTCAGT